TCATTGGTTGGGGCCATATTCAGCACCCGAGTCGTATAACTCCCTGTCGTAACTGACGACTGCCCAGCAGTGCCACTTGATTGCTGCTCCCGAACATGGAGAAGGGCCGCGCCGAAACCATTAGGAAACGTCGTCGGGACACCCGTCCCCGGCGTGTAGCCGATGAGCCGACCAGCATGTGGAACATCCGTCGCCAGTTTTGATAGATCGATGGACCCGGCAAGCTTCCCGTTCGTGACAGTGCCATCTATCAGCTCGCTCGTGCCTACCGCAGGCTGGAAGAGCTTGACCTGCGTCACCGCATGGTCTGCAAGCTTGTTTGTCGAGATCGAGCCGTCAGCAACTGGCGACGGAACAAAATTATGGACACGCCACCTGTTTACCGGGGTGCCGTAGAACGTCATGCCGTAGGGCGTGCCAGCAACCATGGAGCCAGCGGCTGCTCCGAGGTTCGGCGTCACATCGATCGGGAATGGCGTCCCGCCATCAGTAGATAGCGTGGGGTTGATGCCGCAATCAACGCTCATCAATAACACAAGGAACTGACCATTTGGCGGAGGACTGGGAAGGCTCTGTCCCGTGTTGGCCGTTAAAGCCGTGGACGAACCCCCTGCCTGCACGGCTCCGCTGATGAGATCGCGCCAGCTCGCGATCACCGCCATCATGGCACGCGCGCTGTCGTTCACCGTGCTCGGTGCCTGACCCTCGGCCCAGTTAATGGTCGGATCAGAATTAGAATTGCCTGCTGCGCTTAGTACCCACTGCCAAAGGCTCATGCTGTCCTCCCCTGACGCACCGACGCGATACGCGCCAGGGCCTCTTTCATTTTCGCGTCTCGCAGCATCTTCACGAGCGGCGACTGCATTCCGGGCGCGATCAGCGACCCAGGTGCTGGTGCTTCCACATCGCCCTGGCTGAGCAGCCCTGGAAGCTTGGCAATGCCGGCCAAGGCATTCGCGGCCCTGTTGTCCTCGACGGGCGGTGCCTGATCCTCGCCGGTCGAAAGCCCCTCCGGCTGCGCGTCATTGAGCACTGGAGCTGTAGTGCCTGAAGGTGCAGCCGCGGGCTGGCTCGATGGATCTCCGGACGTGCCAGACGCGGCCGGCGTCGCGGGATCAAACTGGCCGCCCATCTTCGCGGCCGCCCAGCCGCGGAGGTCTCCGACCGTCATGCCTCGCAGGAACGGGTTGGCCTTGAGGGCCGCAGGATCGAGCACCCGCGAGACCGGTGTCGACGGATCAGCTCCAAGCACGCTCCGTGCACCTCCAAGGCCTGCAAAATGAGCGAGATAGACATTCCCAGGCGACACCGGTTGCCCTGCAGCCTGGAGCCCCTGGATATTGGCCTGGGTGAATCGCGCGCCAGCATCAGCATTCGCGTAGGGGTCGTATACGCTACGGCCCTGACCGTACTGACGCCACGTCGGATCGGTGAATTGGAATAGCCCCTTCGCGCTCGATGTCGACGCACCAGCCTGTGGATTGTAGTTGCTTTCAACCTGGGCAACGCGCGCCAGCAGCGTAGGATCGATCCCGTAAGCCTGGGCTCGGTCGCGAATGACCTGGGCAATTTGATCGGGGATCGGCATGTGGCTCTACAACCTTCGTCATCTCATCGGTTTCGCGATACTGCTGCCCGTTCTGTTCGGCTGGCACTACATCCTCAAACACACTGCATCAGCCTACGGCCCGCTTGTCACCCTCATCATCGCCGCCAGCGCATTACTGCTGCTGTTCGGCATCCTGCGTAGGACCGGAAACGCGGCGTAGCGCCATCGCCGGCACATACTGCCTCAGCGCACGGCCAGCCGGTTGCCCAGCCGCGAGCGCATGAGCCGCTTGCATCCGAGGCACCGGGTTGAGAGATCCAAACGCTGCTGTCGCCGGATGCTGCGCCGCCGCTGCACCCAGCGCCTTCTGCGCCCGTCCCATCACGATCGCCTGCTCGGCCCGGCGCGCTGCCGCGCCACCACCAGCGCTGAGAATGGCCTTCCAGGGATGGCCAGCGAGAGCCATACCCAGTTCCGCGTACATGGGAATGCCGCTCTGCGGCGTCAGTTTGCCCAACGAGCGCAGGCCGTAGGTTGAACCGGTCGCCGTCTTACGCACCGCAGCCGCAACCTCGGGAGAGGGGCGCCACTTGCCGCGGTCGAGATCCCTCACCAGCGGCTTGAACGTATCTTTCAACTTGCCCGACAGATCCTCGACACGCCCCGTTTGATTGCGGAGGATCGCTTCCTCGATCTGCGTGTTAATTTTTTTGAAGTCCATCGAGGCCTTGTAGCCAAGGTTTGCCGCCCTCAGATCGGCCATTGCCTGGGTCGCGTTGCCTCCAGCAACAAACTTCTGCGGGATCTTGTCCATCCACGAGGCCAGCGCATCGTGCGCAACCCGCGCCGCAGCCGCATTCGGATCAGGCGGGAACGTTCGCGTCATCGCATTGAGCTTCTGCAGCGTCGCTTGCATTTCGCCGAAGCTCAGGTTCGGATGAAATGGGTTGGCTAGTTTGTCGACGACATCAAACACCGGCCGATTGTGGGTCCGCCAGAAATTTGAATTCTGCAACGCAGACTGCACATCGCCGATCGCGTCCTTGGCTCCCATCCTGTTGATGGCGACACCCAGGCGGTCGATCTTGTCGTAGGCATTGCGGTTGGCAACGTCATAGGCCTCGGTGGACAGGTGCCCGTTTTCGACGAGCGGATCACCATGCCAGTGCTTGCCACCAACTGCCGCTTCGGCCGCGCTCTCCATAGCGGCCTGTGTTCCTGGAGCCCGCGCGACAGCACGCCTTATGAGCGGATCAACCACCGCCGCGCCGATCGCGCGCCCAGCCAATGGGCCGGCCGCACCGAGACCAGCGCCAACCACGGCACCGGTCACCGGATCCGTGCCCTGCTCGAGCGCATTGCCGGCACCGAGCGCTCCAAATGTCGCGCCCGCGGTCGCGGCCCGCCCCGCAAGGCTCCCGCCGGTCAGGCCAAGCAGCCGAGCGCCGATCGCGGTCGCGCCCACTGGAGCCAGAGCTGCGCCACCGCCGGCAAGACCCGCGACCGCGGCCACAATCGGGTGTGCCTCGTCGAAAGCCGCACCCTTGCGCTCCTGCGCAGCAGCGTTCTCGGCCGTGCGCTGTAGGAACCCTGGAGCCTGGGAAGAGGCCGCGACGGATGGGTCGAGCGGCACCCCCAGAGATCCTCTAACGCCGCTCTGGAGCGCCTGCGCACCACCCACAAGGCGATTGCCCAGCCACCCGATGCCGGGCAGGCCCGTATTCTGGTAGGCCGCCCGCCCAACGTTGGCTGCGTTGATATCCGTGTCCGCGGTGGGAGGCACAAGTTCAAAACCGGGCGGCAGAGGCTGAGATGGCCCAGGAACGCCAGGGGAGGCCGTAGGAGCGTTTTGCCCTTCAGGGCTCCCAGCCACAGGGCCAGCTACGGGAGGGCCTCCAGCTCCCGGCTGAGCCCCTTGCGGGCCCAGTCTGGGCGGAGCCGGGGGCGGGACAGGCTGGAGCTGGATGGCAGGAGGCGCTGGCTGCGATGCCGGCTGTGGCTCGGCACCACCCGGTGTCACGAGCTCAAAGCCTGGAGGTAGCTCAGCGGCCATCACGAAGCCTCTGCGTATGCTTACGGGTACGCCAAGCCTGCCTGCTGGCCCGACACCACATCGGGGTAAGGCACACCCTGCACATCGTCCAGCGCCCATAGCGCGGACGCTTCCCACAACGCCCACACCTTAGCGACGTGAAGTTTTGGAAGTCTTTGATATCGTTAGTGTCGAGCATCATTGCACCGGCACCCAACGGCCGCCCTGCATCCGGATGATCTGGCCTGTCTGACGATTCACTGCAGTCGCCCCCTCCGGAATAGGCACCCCAGAAGTCATTGCCGTGGCCGGCAGGGACGGTGGTGGCGGAGGCTGGCCTCCAGCCGCGGGCGGCGGCGCGACCACCCCAGCGGACATCCCTGGCGCTCCTAGAGGCCCTCCTGCGGCAGACCCAGGCTGGGGCGCTCGCCCTGGCGCAGGTTGGGGACCACCCGCAGCGGGCCTCCCGGCCGGCGGCGCTCCGCCACCCCACACATCCTCGAGACCTACGGGAGCGGCCCCGCCCATCTCAGGAGCATCAACCCCACGCAGACGCGAATAGATCGCCGCGTTCCGAGGCGAGAGGAAGTGCATCTGGTCACGGGTCGTCTGCATGCCAGAATTGTACGCATCCGCATGGCTCTCCAACCGGGTGCGCAGCAGCTCCATGTAGGACCGCAACCCAGCCCGTAGGCCACCGATCGGATCATCCAGGTTCAACCCTGACCGATAGTGCTCACGATCGGCCAGGGCGCTCGTCCCGCCGTTAAACGCCTTGGACATCTCACCGGCTAAGGCATCCACCTTGGCCTGGGCGTCCTTGCGGATCTTCTGATACTTCGGGTCGAGCTGCCACCTCACCGCGTTCGTATATTGGTTGAGGCCGGGGAGCATGTCCGGCATCGTATAGAACTTCTCCATCTGGCTGATGAGGCCATCGAGCTGGTCGGCATGGCCGATTGCGCTGTTGATCGCCCGGATCTCCTTCCCACCAGCCTGCGCTGGCGTGTAGGCCGCCCGCGTCTTCGCCCGTGTGTCGTAGTCGGACTGGTTGAGCGTCGGATCGATCAGCGTGGCAAGCGGCATGATCTCCTGAAGGTTGCGGCCCTTCGCGCTCACGTCGCCCTGTCGGATCGCGTGAATGAAAGACCCGATACGAGGTTGGTTTTCGTCGTACCATTGCTGCAGAGCCTCGCCACGCAAGTCATTTGGCGGCCGCGCCGCCGTCAGCCCAGAGCCCGTGTCACGAATGCCACGAGCGCGTGCGGCCTCTTCGGTGTATGGCGTGAACTGCAAAAAGGGATCAGCCATCAGCGTATCCACCTTCGACCTTGCTGATCATAAAAGACTGTGTTCTTCGGAAGCGCGAGGGCCTCAGAAAAACTGCTCACAATAGTTGAGCCAGCCGGGATAGTGGCCCCGCTGTGTTCGTTGAACAACACCGGACTTTCTCCGCCACCCGGTTCCTTCACCGTCTTATACTGCCATTTCGGGGTGAACCGCTCGAGCGCCGCCTTCATCAGCGTTGGATTGTTTGCTGCCGCATCGGCTTCCTCTTCGGTGAAGCCTTTTGCAAGCAACGCCTGCTTGGTCAGGTTGATCGCATTGTTTACGCGATCGGCCTGCGCTCCAGACGCAACGCCTGATGCGGCTCGGCCAAACCCCTCGCTCAAACTACGCGCTCCGCCGAACCCAGCAGAGAGGCCCAAAAACAAGTTGCTATGCTTGTGCAGGAAGTCGCCGATGCTCGACAACGCATTCGGTGCCGCACGAGCCATTTGAGGCTCGACAAACCTCGATGGGTTGTCGATCTCACGCGGAGAAGGCAACGGCGACGTTGCAGTGACCGGTGCCCGACCCGGCTCAATACCAACTCCTGGCCCCGGCGTAAGCAGACCAGAAGCAGGGGTCGGAGGCGGCGGCGATGCGACAACATCAGAACCGATGCCACGCCCAGGCCCATAGCCGGCGCGGTCGGCCACTGGCCCGCTCTGTGGCCCCGGCGGAATAGCGAGGCTCCCGCCCTGCGGCCGCAGATCCACCATCGTGCCCGGCGCATCCTGGTTCCACCGCACGCCCGGACGACCGGTCGGGCCCTGCGGCGTCCCAAACACACCACCGGCCGGGTCATTGGGCGGCGTCGGAATGGCCGTGCGGTCCATCGGACCGGCAGACGGCAGCAGCGAACTGTCCGGTGCGACCTCTGGAGGCAACGAAAGCGGATCACGTTCACGCCTGAGCGAGGCTCGAGATGCTCCAGTCTTTATGCCAAGGTTCATCCGCGCGAGCGTGATCGGATCGAGCAGCCCCACCTCATTGCCGAACTGCCGCGGGTCGAGCTGGTCCAGCGTCGGCTGGCCGCCGCCCAGGCCTAACATATCGAGGAGCCCCGCCATCGTTCCTCCTCACGCCGCCATCGCGTTGGCAGGCGGCGCTGTCGCCAAGTTGTAATTCACGTACTTCAGCCCCGAGTCATCCTCGATGACTGCCTCTGGCAGCATCCGCTCAACCTCCTGCGCAAGCAGGCCAACCTGCGTCGTCTTCAGCGGGTCGTGCCGGTAGTTGTATTTGTAGACGGGAAGGCCGTTGTGCAGCAGCCCGACGCGCTCGATGTTCTCCTTCGCACGCTCGTCGCTTAACGCGCCGGCCGTACCAGCCGCCAGCGCGCCCGCGCTCAGCAGCGTGTTGATCAGCGGCGTTTGCGAGGTGGTCGTGCTCGTGCCCGTGCCACTGGTCTGGCCGCCCAGACCGGCGATCGGCAGCACAAGGTTCTCCTGGCCCGCAATGTTCTGCCCTGGCAGACCCTGCGCCGTGTTGGCGGCAGCAAGTTGCGTCATGGCCGGCTGCGTCAGCAACCCAGGCAGCGTACCTTGCGCCTGGAGGGCCTGGAGCTGGTTCTGCAACGGGATCTGGCCGAGCTGGGCACCGGTCGTCGCGGTGCCCGAGCCCGCACCATACAACGTGCCCGCCGCGCCTTGCTGCGCGCCGACGTTCGCGTTGTACTGATTCGTGAGGATCGGAGCGAGCCCGCTCGTCAAGCCGCGCGACAGGCTCTGTACATAGTCCGGTGAGAAGTCGCGTCCTGACTTCGCAAATTGGCTCTTGATCTGGTTGGTGATGTCGCTCGTCGTCGAACTCAGCGCGTCGCTGATGCCCGGCGTTTTGGTTGGATCTGTGTAGCCCGCGCTGGTGTAAGGCGAGAGCGTCTTCTGCAGGTTCGAATAGGCATCGCTCAAAATGCCAGTCTGCGGCGCAGTCGAGGAGCCATACAGTTGGCTGACCGCACCAGTGGCCTGTGGCGCGAAATTTGGGAGGCTACCGGACGACTGAAATAGTTGCTGCAGCGCCGCTGACTGCTCCGGCGTAACGCCCGTGCTTGTGCCGCTGATATTGCCAAGAATGTTCTGCAGCAACGGCTGAGACGGAGCCCACGGGTTGCTAACCGTGTTCTGCGACTGTTGCGTTTCTTGCTTCGGTCCGTCTGTCGAGCCGCTCATCACAGCCTCTTTTCAAGAATGACGCCCGCCTGCCGATACGTCGGCAATAACCGCTTCCAACCGTTCCTACCCTCAAGGCGCATCCTAGCACAGCCCTCGAGCCGGGCATATCGCTCGATCACGTCGATCAGATCGATCCAGTCCCGCATCCCGTCGCCGGCAAGGCCAATGATCTGACAGATCAGATCCTCGTCGCCCTTGATCAACCGCGTCGTCACCGCGCCAACGATGTCGAGCTTCCGGCAGATCAACCACAGCAACACGTCTGCGCTCTTCAGGTCCGCTAGTGCCGCCCGCTCATGAAACGCCATCCCGCTCGAGATCCGCGCCTCCTCGAGGAAGTGCCGAACGCGAGGAAACACACGATCCATCTCCGCTGGATCTACACAAACCAGGGCAGGCCGATCATCTAATTGAAGCACCGCGCTCATCCGAGGCACACCCACCAGAACGTAACATCAGCAAAAGCCGTCGCCGCGTGCACGATCGTGAACTGTCGCGATATCACACCAAGCGCGGGCGGCCCAGCCGAAAACCCTGGCGGCACAAACGTCGTCGGCACCGCAGCCGCCGCATGAGCGGTCTGCGGGAACAGAAACACCGCAGACCCAACACCGCAATTCGGAGCAAGCACGATCGTCGCCGTCTTGATGCCGTCGTGCGCAAGCGTCACCACGCCCGTCGCATCATTGCGGCCCTGTATGAGCTGCCGTATCACGGCAACCAGCCGAACCGGGTCGCGCTCGCCTGGAGCAATGGGCGCGATCGACATCAGCGATCCCCCTGATCGCCGAGCGCATCCGGTGCCTTCACGCCAGTGGCATACTTCCAGTCGACCCCGGCCGGAATGCGGAGCTGCGCCGCCGCGTAGCGCGTTTCAACACGCTGCGGGATCAGCCCCTCAGCGTTGACCACGTTCTCTGTCGAGAACACCTGGGCCGACTGCGCCGTATCGAGCTTTGCGATCGACCCAAAACATCCGGCCGCGTCAGTCAGCGGCCGCATCCAAAGGATCGCTAGCCTCGAGCCCAGATCCTGGTTCGGCGTATTGATCACCGCCTCGAGGTTCGGACCTGAAAAGAACCCGAGCTGATGGTTCGAATTGAACGCCGCGAGGCGCAGCGTTACCTCGATCGACACCGCATCCAGAGAATACCCAAGCGCGTCGAGAGACCCGCCAAACTTGCCGCCGGCCGTCCCCGTGTGGCCGCCGATAAACGTCGACCCCACCAGATCGATCTTGAACGGCGCAACCGCGCTGGCGACCGTGAAGGGCCACGCTCCGACACTGTTAGGCGGACCGCTGTTGGCCTCTACACATTGGCCAGCTCCAGCCGTAATGCCGTAGATCGTCACCGTCGCCGGAGCGAAAGGAGGCGGTAGCGCCACGACCGTGAGCCGGATCACCGGCCCGACCCCGCCCCCCGATTCCGCCGCGAGAACGTTGACCATGCTGGTAGTCGCCGTGGCGTCAACGCCCTCCAGCGTCAGCCCTGGCTTGCCCATGAAGGACAGCATCTCGATCTGCTGGTCTTCGATGATCGACCATTGCCCGTCGTCGCCGAGCGCCCAGTCATACACCAGGATCTTGTCAGCGAAGTTGGCGTTTCCAAACTTCGACTTGTACTGCCAATAGACCCGCGTCGACATCGGGTCCGTCGCGGCGATGAAGAGCCGCAAGCTGCTCTGATCGAGATCCGCCTGGAACGTCACGTCGACGCGCTGCTTGCCGATCGGCTTCGGGTAGCCGCCGCCTACGATCGTCTTGAACCCCTGCGGCGAATAGAAAAAGATCCGATCGCCGGCCGTCACTGACGAATACTGACCATAGATCCCGTCCTGGGTCGCAATGCGGAGGATGTCGAACGTCTCCGGCGAACCGGGTGCCCAGATCAGGCTGCGAATTGCCTGATCCTGAAAGATGATGCCGTACTGATCACCGCCGCGGATGTCGTGCACGATGCCGCCATCTGGCAGATCCTGGAAGCTCGCCAGCGTGCCGACACCAACAGCCCAAGCCTGGATGTCATCGAGATCCGACCACTGAACACGGAACGGATGATTGAGAATGCCGCTCAACACCAGAAACCGGTTGACCACAGCAACGTGGCTAGCGTTCGGTGCAGCAACAGGCGTGCCGAGATCAACAAAAAGCGTCGGCGTTGTCAGATCAAACACTTGCGGAACTACGTTGGCCTGAACAGCAATGACGTTCGTGTCAAATTGCACGAACTGCCAATTGTCAGTCGAAGGCAACAGAGGATACGTCCCCGCCGCTTTCGATACATTCTCCCACGCAAATGTCGTGTTGTTGAGCTTGTAGAGCTGGTTGAAAATTCCAGCAAACAGCGCCGCTGAGCTATCAGGGTTGCGCGCGAAGAATATCCCACGAGCAGGAAACGGCAGAGCCGCAGTCAGGGCCGCCAGCGACGGAAACGGCCCGTAGCCATCCAAGCGCGGGATAACATTCGTCGCAGTCGTCGTGACGTTCGCCGAGATCGATGCTAGATCCGGCGCGTACTGCTGGAATGAGATGAGCTGCCCATCGGCCATCAGACACGCCCAGGCAACGCATATGAGATGGCCTCCACGATTCGCCAGACAATATCAGAAACAAACCCCAATGTAGTCGTAAAATACATGGGCGTGAGAACGCCGCGCCGTGCCATCCGCACCGCCTCAACCTTCAGCTCGCGATAAGCCTCCCAGGTCGCCCCCGGAGCCGCACCCGGCGCAGGCTCCTGCGGGCTCATCATCTGAGCCATCTGCAAGTTCCTCGTCACATGGCTCGCGAGCTGATACTTCGCTCGAGACCGGATCAGCCGCTCGCCGTCCGTCATCCACCGGTTGCCAGTCGCGGCCGGGTCGGTCGGGGCCGCATACGCGATGTGGCCGCCAACCGTCACCTTGTACGGGCCCTGCGTGTTCGAAAACAAGCTTGTGACCTGGATCTGCCACCCAGTCCCCGGCGTCAGCGCCGTGCACGTCAGAATGTCGCCGACGTTGTAGTTGACACCAGGGTTCAGGAGCTGAAACGCGAACACCTGACCGCCAACGATCGTGAAATTACCAGTCGCGCTGTTGCCGGCCCCGCCAGTGAGCGAGGTGTTCGTATAGACCCCGTTTGGATAGCTCGTCCCCACCGCAAGTTGATTGAACCCTCCGATCTGCCCGGGCCCACCGCTCGAGGGCAGCGGGTAGAGCATGATCGTCTCGTCCATGAACGCATACGTGTAGGGCTGGCCCATCTGCGTGCCAGTCTGCGTGAGAACGAGCAATTGCTCTGGCGCGATGCGTGGGAGGTCAAACACAGCAGGCGGAACAGTCAGCGTCACCCACGCGATGTGAAAGAACTGGGTCGTATTGGTGAGGTTCGGAAAGTTCGGGTCCGTTAGCGTGTTGTAATTCTGCTGCCCAACAACCGTCTGGAAGCTCGCCGTGAACGTCTCGTTGAAGCGAAACTGCTCTTTCTGGTAGATGTTGATCGCATCGCTGACGGCGATGGAGATCTGGGACGTGAGATCGTCCCGCATCAGCTCATCAGCAATGCGATCCTGCATGTACCCGAGCGTGCCGGGCGGATACGGAGAAGGCCAAGTCATCGCGCCTCACTTCCGCAAGATCAGTTCAGGTTGCCCTTGGTGAATACCGCGAACATCACCTTCATCGAGCTGGAAGTCATCGCCGTTACCGAGGCGTCCAGGATGCTGATAGTCAGGGTGTTCGCCGTCACCGCAACAGAACAGGTGATCACCGCGCCGGCCGTAATTCCGGTCTGATCAGTCGTGCACTGCACACTGTCGCCAGCCTGAACCTTGCTGTTGGTGATCGTGAGCACAGATGGCGTAGCCCCAGAAGCGCCAGCCGTCGCCGTAGTCAGCGACAAAATACCGGTCGCCCCATTGCACGTCGCCGAGCCAGCGGAGCCGCTGACGGAAACAGTCGCGGTGCACTGCCCCGCCTTCATGCGGGCCATGTTGAAGACTTCGTCAGAAAACTGGCTGTTCTCTCCGGTCTCTGGCGCAACGATCGGCGTGGGGGTCGGCTGCACCGCCAGCGCAGCAGAGCACGTCAGCATCAGCGCCGCGAGCGAACCAAGGATCTGCTTCATCGTCGTTCTCCTCAAACGAGAAAGGGCGGCGGCCCTGGCGAACCGCCGCCCACTAAAGCCCCACGCCCGATAAACGAGACGATGGGCCTATTTGTTGCACGTCCTAGAGCTGGCCCGGTAGCGGCTGCAGGTTCTGCGGGTTCCCAGTCTGGGGCGGATGATCCGGCGGCGGCGGCGGTGGTGCTGCAGCAGCCTTCTGAGCCGCTGCCGCGTCGTCCAATGCCTTGCGCGCGGCCTTGTGCTCCTCGTCCAACTGCTTGGCCTTTGCTTCCATGCGAGCCTTGGCCCGGTCAGCAACGATCTTGGCAACAGCCGCCGCCCGCTTATCAGCCGCCGCCTTCGCTGCCTTGGGATCGCCCTGCGTCTTCGCGATCGCGGCGAAGTCGTCAGCAGTCTCCTCTACGATCAGCGCAGTGCGCCCGCTGGAAAAGTGCAGCGTCACATAGCCGAGATGGTTTCTCGATGTGATCGGCGTCTTCTCGTCATCGAGCGGCGGAAGCGGCTCTGGCGGGCTCACGTCGACCGTCTCAACGGTGTCCAGATTGACGATCTGAGGGGTGCCGATGTCGGCCCGCGTGACGGTCACAAAATTTGCCATGAGCTTTCTCTCCATCCAATTCCGGAGAGGGCCTTAGCCCTCGAGCCCGGTGTAGCTGACGCGAACGGCCGCGCAGCCGGCGGTGAACGGCGACGCGCCGGCAGCACCGGTAGCCGCCGCGCTGATCGATGCGCCCGTGCCGGTGACAGCCCCTGACGTGAAGACGTACAGGTTGATGTCGTCCAGGCTGGCGAGCTGCGCGCCGGAGCCGGTTGTGCCGTTGCCGGGCCCCATCTGGAAACCCTGCGAAGTAATGGCGGTGTACCCGTCGCCCGCGACCACCGCGAGAACCGGCTTCTCACCACCAAACAGGCCGGCGGGCGGTCCAGTCGCAGCACCCGAGCCGTTGATCGTGCCCAGGTAGCCGGTCATCGTCGGCGGGTAGGTCGTGTCGGTCGAGGCCGTGACATAGCCCACACCAATGGCCTGACCAGCACCACCAGTGAACGCCGTGTACACGAAGAACTGCGTGGCAATGATCCACGCACCCTTCGGAATAGTGCCGATGAAGATGCCGCCGATGTTCGCGGTCGTGAGGTTGATCGTCATCGACCGGTTTGCGGCCTGCCCAGCAACTGGCGGGTATGTGGCCACACTGTTGAACGTGAAGGTGCCGCCGGCCGCTGGAAGCGTACCAACCGCAGTCGTGGTCGGCAGCACCGGATCGTTCGGACCGCCACGCACGAAGTAGCCCGGAACCTGCCAGGGGAAAAGTCTGGCGCTGTCGCCGACGGTGCCTGTGGTCATTGGTATGCCTCCTGCATCTACTTTATCGACCAGCCGTCCTGCCTAGAACCAACCAGATCAGGTGTGAGCTGCGGCGAACGTCGACACCACGATGGTGCCGTAGTCGATCGAATTGAACAGCGTTTTCTTCAGGCCGTGGATCGTCCACGCGCTGACCTCGAGACGCCGCTTATGATCAAACAGCTCCTCGTTCCAGCGGTACTTGTTCGGGGTGTCTTTTTGGCCGAACGCGAACATGCAGGCCTGACCGCCGAGAAGCACAGCACGCGCAGTGCTCGCGACCGCGGCACCCGCATTGCTCACACCCTGCGTCACGTCGAACGCCTGCCGCAGGATGACGCCGTTGTACATGCCGATGGCGCCGGAGAAGATCGGGTTGCCCGTCATCTCCAAGCCGGTGTAGGCCGCCTTGACGATGTCCAGCCACTGGCCGGTCGAGGTCGAGGCACGGAGATCGGTGACCTGGAACGGGTGCAGGTACATCACGTAGGCATCGGTCAGCGTCGAATTGTAGTCGCGCCGATCGCCGCCGGGGCCCTTGCCGTTTCCGCCAAGCTTGACCGGCCGAATGCGCGGGGTCGCGGTGATCGCCGCTTCCTTGGCCTTGTCGATCAGGTTGATGCTGAAGGTGTCCGTCGAGATCAGCGACGCATCGTCCGTGCGACTCGACTGGCGAATGATGCGGCTGTTGCCGGATGTACTGGTCGCTACGGTCGGCGCCTGCAGGCCAGTGAACCGGATGTCGACCTGCGGTGTGAACCCGCAGACTTGGTTGAAGAACGCCACCGAGAAGCGCTTGGCGTACCAGTCGGCGAGACCGTCGCGAGCCTCCATCCGAAGGTCGAACGGAACGCGCTGCTGGTCGATCGTGTTCTGGCTCTTCACCCCGACCACATGGCCCAGCTCGTTGATCACGATGCTGTCCGAGAAGATCGTCAGCGACTCGCCGTTGCCCTCAGCGAGCTGGTTCTCCGTGAAGCCAGCGCCCGTGAGCTGCATGCGCAGACCGTAGGTGACCTTGTCACCCGCCCCTTTCGAGGCCTCGGTCTTGCGATGAATGATCGAATTGGCGTCATCGCCGATGAGCGGGAAAATGTCGGTATATTTGAGCGCTTCGTGATCGAGCGTCTTGCTCCACAGTTTAACTGCGAGCGCGTCGTTCACGGGAAAATTGGTCATAGCCATGGCGGTGCGCCTCTGCGTTCACCGCGACCCAGGCCAACAGCGCCGGGTCGCATCGGTTTGATCGTGACGGAGGTGCAACTATTTCCGGCGTTGCGGCCGAAGGGTGCCACTTACCGCTGGCACAGACGAAGGCGGACTATGACCGATCCGCTGCGGGCCGCTACGGGCGCTGTGTCAGTACCTGGGGGTCCGGGCTACAAACCAGCATTCCGTGGAATCAACACCTAGCACCGCTGAAATTGGAACGCAATACCTATAGCCATCCTAGCAGCCGGTGCAGATGTCAGGCGGCCTGGGCGGAATAGGAGGCAACGGACGATCAGGGGCCGGTGCCAGATCAAAGGGCGACGAGCGATCCACCGTGCGCCCATCGCCCTCTATTGGTGGACGATGAAGCCGAAGCTGTGCCAGCCCAGCAAGAACAGCAGAATAAGGATGATGAACGTGTTTGCGTAGACGAACGGCCCCGTCCAGCCACCCCATGTCGTCCCAACCCAGGACACGATCAACAGAAGCATAATGATCCAGAAAATTAGGCCGATCGACATG